ACAATGTTGGGTTGTTTTGTTAGATAAACATATTCAATCAATTTTTACTCATGCTAAAAATCCAAATATGATTGAAGCAGAACCTATTGAATCAAGATATGCAGATGCAATAAATTATTTAGTATTAGGTTTAGCTTTAAGTGTGGATAGAAATAAAGCATTGCATGAAGATTTAAATTTAATTTATAAAAGCATAGAATGAACAAATATTTAGAAGCTAAATCCTGGTGTTTAGCAAACAACATTAAAATTTATATTGTACCTATTAGAAACAAAAAGGAATGTTATGTTGAAGTAGACAATAATGGCCAGATAATCAGATCACCAAATACATATAAAAACCAATCTATAGCTAGTGATAAGATATGGGACCTAAATCTACATTTCTTCGAAAACAATAAGAAAAAGTAATTGTTTATTTTTGCATTATGAGTAAACAAAATGTAACACATAAAAAAAGACAAATGCTTGTTGCTTTGGAACAAAACTTATGTGTGGTCAGTAAAGCTGCAAGAGAAGTTGGTATTAACAGAAAGACACATTATGATTGGATGAAGAAAGATAGCAGATATAAAAGAGATGTTGAAGATTTAGAGAATGTTACACTTGACTTTGCAGAAAGTGAATTACACAGGCAAATAAAAGATGGTAACACTACAGCAACAATATTTCTACTTAAAACAAAAGGAAAGGGAAGGGGTTATGTTGAAAAGAATATAACAGAGGTGCAAGGAGATATTAAATCCAGATTAATTGAATGGACACCAGCCAAGGACAAAGAACAAGAATAAAAGAGTTTTGTAATAAGCAATTCTATCAAGCAGCCAATTCAGACAAAAGATTAAGAATATTCCAAGGTGGAACTAGAAGTGGAAAGTCATGGAGCTTGATGCAATATTGCTTATATCTTATGACTACAGAAACAGAACCACTAACTATTAGTGTGGTCAGAAAGACATTACCAGCACTTAAAAGATCAGTTCTAAGAGATTTCCAACACATTGCTAAGGGTTTGGGTATATACTTCCAAGGAGTGCATAATAAGACAGATAATACATTTGAATTTAATGGCCATACATTAGAGTTCTTTTCTACTGATGATCCACAAAAGATAAGGGGTTCTGCTAGAGATATACTATGGATGAATGAGGGTAATGAATGTTTTGAAGAAGATTTTAGACAATTGGCCCTACGAACCAGGAAATATATATTAATAGATTTTAACCCATCTGATCCCATACACTACCTTTATGATTTAGCAAATCGTGATGATGCTGATTTATTTTTATCTACATATAAAGACAATAAGTTTTTACCTAAAGAAACTGTAGATGAAATTGAAAGATTAAGATATAAGGACCCTGATTATTGGAGAGTATTTGGTGAGGGTAAGAGAGCTGTGTTTTCAGATAGACAAATATTTAAAGGTTGGAAATATATTCCATTATCTGATTTTCCTGATATAGATGATAGAGTAATAGGTATTGACTTTGGATATACAAATGACCCAGCAGTGGTATTAGAAGTAGGAAAGGTTGGTAATAAGCTGTATGTGCATGAATGGTTGTATAAGACAGGAATGACTAATAGAGATTTGGCAAACTTCTTAAAAGAAAACAATCTTAATGATGTTTTATCTTATTGTGATAGTGCAGAACCTAAGAGTATTGAAGAACTAAGACAAATGGGTTGTTTGGCAAAAGGAGCAATAAAGGGCCAAGGCAGTATAAATGCTGGTATTAGCTTAATTAAAGAGTTTGAAGTGTTTGTATCAAGTGAATCAAAAAACATAGAGAGAGAGCAAAGAACCTACTTTTGGGATCAATTAAAAGATGGAACAATAATCAATAAACCAATATCAGGAAACGACCACACAGCAGATGCTCTTAGATATGCTGTTTATAGTAGATGGAAAAATAGATACAATTTCTATGTAGTATAAAATAAGAATTTAATATTTTGTATTTTTACAGAAAATTTTATATTAATGGCATCATTCTTCGATAGGTTAAGATACTTAATTACAAATAAATCACAGCAAACCAACGAACAGTATAACAGAGCTATATACAATTATTTAGGTAATTCTATACTTTGGAACCCTGATAATGATAATACTTATATTGATGAAGGGTATAGAAAAAATGCAACTGTTTATTCACTAATTAATATCATAACAAAAGCTGCATCTACAATACCATATCATGTTTACAGAAAAGTAAATGAAAGTAAATATAAGAGCTACAAGGCATTATCTTCTGGTATTGCTGATTCATCTGTAATGTATAAAGCTAACCTCTTAAAAAGCCATGCATTAGAAGAATTAGAACACACAGAACTACACAAGCTAATGGAACGACCAAATCCATCTCAATCTTATGCATCATTTATCTCAGAGCTTATTGCTTTTGGTAAATTAACTGGTAATAGATATGTTTATGGTTTAGGTCCAGATACAGGTGAGAATGTAGGTAAATACACTGAATTATATGTTATGCCATCTCATGTTGTTGAAATAAATACTGGTGGATTAATGAAACCAGTAGATTATTATACAATTGAGTATAATGGATTGTATAGAATAGAAGCTCAAGATATGTTGCATATCAAGGATTTTAACCCACATTTTGATGGTACTGGCTCTCATTTGTATGGCCAATCACCACTTAAAGCTGGTATGAGGTCAATGACTACAAACAATGAAGCAGTAGAAACTGGTGTTAAATTCTTGCAGAATCAAACCAGTAGAGGTATCTTGATGAGTGAAGAAGGAGATTTAAATGAGGTACAAGCTCAACAATTAAAAGATAAGTTCAGAAGGCAACATCAAGGTTCTAGTCATGCTGGTGATGTTATCATTACACCTAAGAAATTATCATGGGTAAACTTTGGTTTATCAACTTCTGATTTATCTCTTATAGAACAATATAATGCATCCATAAAAGATTTATGTAACATTTACAATGTTCCAGTACAACTTCTCAATAATACTGAATCAAGTACCTATAATAATATGAAAGAAGCAAAGAAGGCATTATATCAGAATTGTGTAATACCTGAATTGCAAAAGATACAAGATGAGTTAAATAGATGGTTAGCTCCTAAGTATGGAGAAGATATTTGTATTGAATATGATTTCTCTGTTATACCAGAGTTACAAGAAGAAACAGACAAGATCGTGGACCAGATGTCAAAAGCATGGTGGCTAACACCTAATGAGAAAAGGTCAGCCATGAGTTATGACCATGATACAGATACACCATCAATGAATGATTACTATTTTCCAGCAAATCTTTTACCGATAGATAATCAAGATATTGATGTACCAGTGGTTGATATAAATCTTGATGAACCTGATATGGAAAAGATGTTAAGCAAAGCAAAAGTTCCTGGAATGACAGATGTGTTTACTACTCAAGAAGAAGCAGAAGCAAGAGCTAGAGAGCTTGGGGGTTCTGGTAGCCATCAGCATACTTATGATGGAGAGCCAGTATATATGCCCTTCAAGACACATGAAGAATATATGGAAGCTGTAGAAAACGACAAATACCATTATGGAAAACCACATGATGAAGATGAAGAAAAACAAAAAGTTTCTGCAACAGTTGAAAAGGGGTTAAAAAAAAAAGTAGAAGAGCATAATGAAAAGGTTTCTAAATCTTGGCAAAAAACAAATCTAAGAACTTTAAAAGCTGTATTTAGAAGGGGTGTCGGTGCATATAACACAAACCCTAGTAGTGTACGACCTAGTGTATCTAGTGCTGACCAGTGGGCATATGCTAGATGTAATTCTTTCCTTTACTGTCTAAGAAATGGTAGATTTAGAAGTGGTAAACATGATACAGATTTATTACCAAAGGGCCATCCATTAAGTAGTAAGAAAGAAGCTAAAGCAGAAGGATATGATGACTATCCACAAAGTGCATCTAATAATGCTAAAAGAATGATAGAATGGAAGGAGAAGTATGGAGATGAAGTCAAAGGTGGAACTATGGTCGGCTGGAAAAGAGCATCTATGTTAGCATCAAGGACCAAGCTATCGAGAGATGTTGTTTCTAGGATGGCACAATTCAACAGACATAGAAAGAATGCAACTGTGGACCCAAAGTATAAAGACACACCTTGGAAAGATAATGGTTATGTAGCATGGAATTTATGGGGTGGAACATCAGGTGTGAATTGGGCAATAAGAAAAATGGAAACAATCAGAAACAATGAATAATGGTTATTACTACTATAAAAGATTTTACATCAAACAAATATGTAAAAGAGTTTGATTCTAAAGTAGATGCTATAGAAAGAAAAGTAACACCATCAATCAGAAAGTTTTATCAAGACAATTATTTCAAAGGAGTTCAAAACTTTTTAGATACTGGTACTACTGGTTATGATAATTTATTTAGAATAGAAGATATAACAAAGAAATACCAACAACTATATGTAGATATTGGTTTGCATATTGCTAAATGGTATTTCAGGTCATTTGAGAAATATCAAAAGAAAGCAGATTCAAAACCTTTTACTCCTAAATGGACAAATTCTTTTTCTACTTATGGTTCGCTGATTGCAGCTTATAATGCTCCACTTGTTTCAGGTACAGCTAAAACTACATTAATTAAACTAACACAAAGATTGATGAAGGACCCTGACTTTATGAGATTAGGAGAAAGAGAAAAGGGTAGAATATTAAGAAAGAATTTTAGACAATATTCAGATTACCAAGCAAGAAGATTAGTCAGAACAGAAAGCACAAGAGCATCAAACTATGCAATAGAAGAATCAAGTAAGACAATGTTTTCGGAAGATCAACTATCTAAGCAATGGGTTACTATGGGAGATGCAAGAGTAAGGAATTGGCATCAATCAGTCAATGGCCAAAAAAGAAGAATGGGTGAACCATTTTTAGTTAATGGTGAAGAAATAATGCGACCTGGAGAGGGTTCTGCAAAGAACACTGTTAATTGTAGATGTAGAATGATTACAATACCAGATGAAGGTGCTGTACCAATAACTGAAATATCTGATATAGGTGTAGGTATAGGAGAATCAAGAATACCTGATTTTAGTTTAGAAACAATAACAAATACAATTGTTTCAAACATTTCTACAGGTGAAGTAGTTGAAGAATTATCACAAAAAGAAAAAATGACACCAGATAATTGGACAAAAGCTAAAGGTGGTGCTAAAATAGATGATGATTATTTAGAGTTGTTAGATGAAAAGCTAACTGTGAATTTTGTTGGTGGTAAAGAAGGTTCCTATCAATTAGGTAATACAATAGTCATTAACACAGACAGATATGGTAAAAGCATGAGAGGTCATATATTAGCTCATGAAGTTGGTCATGCAATACATACACAAAGGGGTTGGATTACTAGACAAAAATATGGTAGAAATGGTTTTGAAGCTGCTAAAACACATCCATTAATTCAAGATTTATTCAATAAACACAGAGGGTATTTTGGTGTAAATCTAAGAGGTAAAAAAAGAAAAGAATTTCAAAAGCAATTTGTAAATAAATTTTATTCTAAAAAAAACAGAGATTATTCAGAGTGGGTATCTTATAAAAAATTTAGTGATAAATTGAGATTAGATTTTCCTGAATTAACAGATAAAGAATTTAAAGAATATTTTTCTTCAATGGCTGATTATATTGGTGCTGTAACAAAAAATCAAATAGGTTTTG